GCAGCTTGCGCTACGGGCCCTCCATTCCCATGCCGCCCTGAGTGGGCTACGTGGGATCTGGGATTCTTTCCCGAATCTCAGAGGCTATGTCTTCAGGTACGGTGACCTTACTCTCGCGAGAGAGCAAGGCCCAGCGGATGAGCGCGGAGCACCCCCATCGCCTCGAAAGAGGAATACAAGGGGCCACTCCCAACCGCCGGAACACCGCACCTGCCCTTATCCTGTCTGGTCTACCCGCGACCCTCTTGCGCTTAAACTTGTCTCCTTCGAGGAGTCTCACCTCATCCTCGATGAGGCAAGACTTGAAGGACAACAGGGATTCAAGCGACACGTGTGCATCCCCTTCGGCCTGGAACCACTGCTCGGTTGTCCGAACAGCCTTCCAGTACGAGCCGGGGCGCACGACGCGACAGAGTGGTCGTGGGTAGAGGCCCATCTCTCTAAATGGCTTCTTGCCGATGAGGTCAGCTGCGATGACGGCACTCGGCCCTCTGGAAACCAGAGCCCCGAGGCGTCGTCGCACACTGACCCCAACGGCAAGACCGCGTCCCGTGTATCCGAGGCCACCCACCTGCACCGGAAGATGCAGGCGGGGATCCTTCACGATCCACGGGAAGCGGCTCTTCATTACCCTCTCCATCCGGCGCAACCAGAGGTTCTCAAGCCTTTGGTCCGCCTCCACCGGTGCCCGAAGGGCCGGCGGAGGGATGGAGGGGGGGTAGAAGAGAGACATTCTGTCTTCGTTCCACTCTCTTGGGAGGGCGAGGACCTCGCAGGCGGTCCACGAGTGAACCGCCTTGAAGGTCTTCTCCCTGTTGAGCGACGCACCCACGGACGACACACGCGAGGCGTACAGATCGAGCTCAAAGGAGCCCGGCCTGTAGCGACCTACCGCGTCGTCGCCGTGAGTGATCGCCCGACCGAACGCGCTGGTAGCCCAGGCGTTCACCCAAGAGAGCACAACGAAGCTGAGAGGTGTGCCCATCGGACTCCCTCTAAGGAACGACCCTTCTCCGATCTTGTCACCAAGGTCGGGGAAGCTCCAGGTCGCTCCTTTCTCCAGTCCGAGGGACCGCAGCGACATGGTCAAATCCGCTGGGCGGATGAGACCACGTGCTGCGAGCCCTTCGATGACTACCCGGACTGCCGCATGGGAAAGACCGTCCGTGGCCCTGGACAAGTCCAGGGACGCGAACTGTCTCCCCTTGCGGTAGTGCATTCCGCCGGGAATCTCACGGGACTCGCCGTCGATACGCCAGTGGCCAGGGGCCAACCAGCGCAGCGACGAACGAGTCCAACTCCCTTCAACAAAGGTCAAGCAGTCGGGGACACCAACCACCCGAACCTTGTATCCAGGAGTCCTGAGCGCGGTTGCCTTCATGCCAAAGGGTTTCCCCTGAGACCTGAGGTACAGCAACCCCGCGCAGCGATAAGATTCCCTGAGGTCTGCAGCAACTCCGGCACACGGCCGCAGGACCACCGACGCCTTCCTGAGACAGAAGGCGCCGAGAGAGTCCCCAGCGTAGGCGTGGAAGGAGGCCTGGGTCGCCCCAGCCTCCTCACACATGTGCCCGAGATGCTCCAGGTAGCCATCGATCCCGCCTCGAGTGGCAGGCCACTCGAGACAAGACGAACTGGAAGAGGGAAGCCGCCTTGGATGACAGAGGACTCCGCTGCCACTCACGCCGGGCGTGAGGGCGACGAAGCTCCGAAGAGAATCCAAGGCGGCAGCCGATGTGGGAAACTCTGCGCTCGCCATCAGTTTGGCTGCTTGAAGGTGCCTGACGCACTCCCGGAGGGGAGGCTCAGGCAACGACCTCGAGAGCCGAGTGAAGGCGAAGCCATCCTCGGGTCGGCGCACTGCCAGGCGGCAGAGCGTGTCGACGACACCCTTCCGGATGTTGCACGGCGCGTTCTTCCACCTCTTGGAGTGCAGGGCCGACCCGCGGACGTTGTGGCAAAGCACCTTCAGCTCCTTGACGGTGAAGGCCAGTCCCCGCGAGGGAACGGTCTTAACCACCCAAGAGTGAAGGTGCCAGGCCACGCGCAGAGAATCCCAGCCAGACAGGACAAGGCCGCTCCAGCAGGTTGTCCAGACCTGTTGGAGTGGAGACATATCGCCTCCGCGGTGCCGGTGGGCACGTGCTCCCTTACGGGAGGGCGTGCCCGACTGCTCCGTCGGAAGGCTCTTTACAAGTAGCGT